GTTTGCCAAGATGAACCTTGAGTGCACTCCTGCACGCAAGGCACGCGCGATTGACAAGTACTTGGAGTGTGAGCAGAATGTACGTGAAGCTGACGCGAAAGTCTCTCCGTCTCGGAGGGACTCTTTCCTTCGCATCAGTCATCTGCTTTGGGGGAGTGTTTTTGACAACGTCAACCTTCGGGTTGCCAAGTCGGAAACCAACCTCATCCCAAAGCACGGTCCCGGTGCCACAGCCGACAACCTCCGCGGAAACGCGAAGTGGGGTCAGCGAAAGTGGACCGAGCGACTTGAGAGGGTGTTTCCTCATCAGGAGTACCTCATCTCAAGCTGGAGTTCTTTGTCTGAACTCCCCGACGTTCAACTTCTGGATCCCGGAGCAGAAAGACCTGTAAAGGTCGTTCTTGTTCCTAAGACGCTCAAGGCCCCCAGAATCATTGCGGAAGAGCCAACCTGCATGCAATATGTGCAGCAGGCTCTTCTTGCAGCGCTCTGGGATGCTGTCAAGGCGGATAAAACTGCCCTGACGCTCGTCGGATGGAAAGACCAGACGCCAAATCAGCGTCTAGCTCTCCAAGGCTCCCTTGATCAGGAGCTCGCAACACTCGATTTGAGTGAAGCGTCTGACCGAGTCTCGAATCAGCTCGTACGAGGAATGCTCCGCTACCATCCCTTCTTACAAGAAGGTGTGGATGCGGCGCGATCTCGGAAGGCTGATGTACTTGGACGAGGCGTTATTCGTCTCGCCAAGTTCGCATCTATGGGATCGGCCCTCTGCTTTCCCTTCGAAGCATTCGTCTTTGCGACGGCTGTCTTCGTTGGAATCGAGGAGGACCTCAACCGGCAGATCACCAGGAGGGACATTCAGTCCTACCTGGGGAAGGTGCGAGTCTTTGGTGACGATATCATTGTCCCCAAAGACCATGTGCCAGCGGTTGTCGAGGTTCTCGAAGATTTTGGTCTTCGAGTCAACTCGAACAAGAGTTTCTGGAGTGGCAAGTTCCGGGAATCTTGTGGAAAGGACTACTACGATGGCATCGACGTTTCTGTCGTACGCCTTCGTGAACATCTCCCTTCCAACCGCAAGCACGTCACGGAGATTGTATCCTCTGTATCCCTCCGGAATCAGCTTTACCAAGCTGGTTACTGGAAGTCTGCAAGATACTTGGACCGGCTACTGGAACGATTGATCCCGTTTCCAGCAGTCCATTTCACCATGGAAAATGGTGAATGGGTCCGGACATCTCCGGCGTTAGGCCGTCATGCGTTCACTGGGTATGACACCCAGCGAATGTCGAAACGCCTCCATAGACCCGAAGTTCGGGCTATGTCAGTCGTTGGAACCCTGCCAGTATCAAACCTGGATGGGTATGGCGCCCTGATCAAGTGTCTTCTACGGATGGAAACATCCGACGCTGGAATGCCAACCAGCGATGAAAATCACTTGAAACGTGCCGGACGCGCAGCCGTCGACATCAAGCTGCAATGGCTGTCCTCCATTTAGGAGGCTAGTGGGGTTCGATCAACCCCAGCGGGGATCCAATGGATCTCTTGTTGCTGTGTGAGCCTATACGGCTTACGCCGCATGCTCACACACGCAACGGGAGATGCACTTGGCAGTGCAT